ACCAAACAAGGAAATCATAAGCTTTTTGACTATGATCCTTGTTGACTTTCCAGGTTTTTTATTAAATAATAATCTCCGATACCGATACCGGTCTATGGGTGATTTCGGGAAGTAAGTGAGTTCCAGATGATTGGTGATTCATACCAAGGATTATATCAATCGTCACGTCAGGCTGGTGCGCTTAAGCGTGCGCGTCCACAGTTCAGGATTCAAGCGGCGCAAAGTTGAAGAGATTACTCTGAGTGCTGTTTTGCTACAATCCCTATCATTTTCAAAATATTCTTGATCTCTGCCCTGCTCAGAATAATCTTGGACTCTACCTCAAATATCTGTGCAATCTCGCTCTTGCCAAGCTTGTTCAAGAAGTACTTAGGGGACTCAGTTTTTCTCAAGAAATCTTTCACACTATACATGTCTGATATTACTATAAAGCCCTTATCTAGCAGAGGTACTAGTCTCCTTATATTGGACATTGAGTCCCCAATAAGTCTAACTATATGGAGATGCAATATGTTTCTTGTTGCAGCCGCAGCCATTGTTCTTACTTTTCCGGATACTTGCAGGTTGTATGCCCCAAGCAACAGCACCCTGTCCACTGACTCCCTGGATTCCCTTACATGTATTATTTCTTTTAGTAGTGTGCTCAATATTGATATAATGTCCTGTAATACGAGTTCGGTATCACCCACTCTATAGCCTCGAGAGTTTGTATTCCAATCTGACTGCACCTTCCCTCCAAGTTGAATGAGGAACATGTCTGTAGCCGACTGCGGAATGCTACACGATGGCGAATAGAGCTCACCCCTAAGCCTGCCTAAAGAGCTTGATACAGTTTTAAATCCATTGGAGATCGCTGTAAGTACCTTTACGGGGACAAGGGTCTGACCTTTCCGTACCATCTCAGTCACACTGCCTAGTACCTGGGACACATTTGAACCCAGAGCAACCCCTGTCCTCGTGGCGATGATATACCCTTCAGAGCCTCGGTGAGAGCAATACCCATTAGTGTGGATTGTTACATGAAATGGTAATACAAGTAACAAGGAGAGAACATGGTGTAATAAGGCATTTTGTGAGAAATACAACTTCAGTACTAATTTTCCGCTAATCATTAGGCAATGTAAGGCGAGGGTTATGATGTGTGTATATGCAGATTGGGCCACTTCCAGGGGAGTTCCCATAGCCAATTCTAAATCACAGCATACAATATGACACGAGTGCTGTTCAACTTTCGACATGATAAAATTCACACATCTCATGGATGTCAGATCTGTCTCTTCATCTACCTCTCTCCAGAGTACCTCGAACTCTTGCACGTGTCCTGCCTTGCAAGGAATCCCAGCTGCAATGTGTTTCCCCACAATACTTTCTTCAAACTGAATTGGGTTAGGACCGAAATTCCTCTGAGGTGGGTTGAGCTCATTGCTAAACAAGGTGTTATACCAGATTTTATTAGAGCAGACAAGATGCTCCATCACAGTCATAATGGCCCCTGATGACTCAGCGAGATACAATCCATTGCCTTTAGGGAGGTTGAGGAAGCCAGGTGTAGTTAATATTCCTGCTGCTTTGTACCAAGATGTTGAAGCTGTCCCGACCGTTCTTCGGATGTAGCGCTCTGCACCTTCTGTGGCATGATTAATGCACCGTGACATCAGTGCTGCCGTGGAGTCAAAGCAACACCAAGTGATAGTAAAATCTGGGGTGAGTTCTTTTAGTTCAAGGTCAAAGCGCAGAGGCCCAGTGATCATTTGATCATCCTCTCCTAAGGGTACAACCTCAGTGAGAGATGTTAGTTCAATGTCAATATCTTCATAAAGGTTTTCAACGTAGGCCCTACAGTCCGTGCTGCTTCTAATTGCATTGAGCAGCTTCCTACTCAAGAAGTAAAGATTAGTGATGAATGGATTTAACTTGGGTGAATCAAATATCTGAGATATCCCTGAAAAACATTCCCGAGTTCTGTGATCTGTCGCCATCCACAATTTATTCAGGTCAGACAGGGCAGTGCATTTCTCAATAGGTTCAAGGTCTTTGATGTTCGGGTATTTTCCTGGATACTCACACAGTAGACTCAGCAGACAAGCCCGTCTTGCTAATATATGTTCAACTTTCCTGTTCAAGTCATCATCCTTATAATTTGGGACTATGATTTCTAATTCATAACCATCTAGTAGTTGTGCAGTATATTGGTCATAACCCCATAGTATGAGCTCACACACAGCAGCAGGATAATTTACGGTTGCACTAATGGGGCTATTCCCAGCACTTACTGCCCCGATTAGCCTCAGTCTTGCCCAAATTCCCGGATGAGATATAGTCAAGGCTATATTAGCGAGCTGTAACCCTGGTATCCTCGAGAGGGCTTGACGGATATAATCCCGGATTGCCCGTCGCCCTTTAACTCTCAGATAGTAAAGCTGATAAGAGAGATTGTCGCAAAACTCCCGAGCCATTGCTACTGCCAGTAGTCTAAGATCGCAGTACGTGTACTCAGATATCCAGTTGATGGAATTGTCGAATGATACAATAGCATCATTGTGTATCGAGTTGTACGCGCTCTCCCCTATGGATGTATCAATAGAGATGCGTGCAGTCACTAGGGATAGTAAGGTTACAAGTCCTGGTGGGTCAAGCACTTCAAGGCCCATCTCACAGTACTTGAATGAAGATACCTGTAGTTTTGCAGCATCGTCATCCTGGATGGGCATGGGGTCAAAAAGAAACTTATTGCCAGTCGTGATAGTCATGTCTGGTACACTAGCCGGGGATTCTAAGAAATCACCATTATCAGCTTCTCTTATGCAACATGAGTACCCTGTGTGTAAGTGGAGTGTCATGGGGTTAGTCACAAACCTGTGAGACAAAGGGTGAAATGTCTCAAAAATGCCGAGACCGAGAAGCATAACCTGTTGGAAAATCACATTTGATTCGATCACTTGACCGTCAATTCTACTCTGATGCCGGTCATTTGAAATATGAATATATGATGACACCCTTGCTAGAGACGCGGGAGTGAACTTCGTTACACTTATTCCATCCATCAGTCTATGCTGTATGTTTGCTGAACTTGGGATTGGACAAAGGGCACGTAGATGGTCTTCAGATATTACACATCTTGTGTTAGCGAGCTTGGTAGCATCGTCCCAATTCTTGTCACTGTCTCCATACGCCCAGATGTAAACACTCGCTCCTCTTAATGCCGCCCTAAGGTGAGTTGACATCCCTTTGATTGTTGTCAGTGAAGCTGCCCGCCTTTCTTCCGTCTTTGAGCCGACATAAGCGATTCTCTGGGCCACCCTAGAAAAGTCTGGCCTTTCAATATCAATATTTCCTGGGAGGAAGAACCATGAAAAGGATTCATCACCCATTGTGCACTGAGCACACGGATGGCCTTGCTCTATTAAGCTCCCAGAGCAAAGTTCTAATGTATCAGGTGTGGTAACTCCCTTTATCGACCTTCCCTTTAGGATCTCCCACCACGAATATGTTCTTGCGTAATCCGCAAGTGTGACCGCGCAGGTGTCGACACCTATTAGTCCTCTGTTCCAGAGCTTCATGGTGTCACGCTTTGGGTATTCCACTGTTGCGATAGTATCGATGAACGACATAATGTAGTCAGCTGAGTAAGATGATATCAGCATGCTTTTCTTGAAAGAAATAGGGTGGTGATGAAGGGCATATTTAATAATGGTCGGTGTGGTGTCAATCAATCCTTGCAGATGCTTTCGTCTCCCGGCAACAGTGGTCTCAAAGACTGTATGCGCCACACGTGGCATAACCAGTTCTCGATCCAGAAGGAACTTTGCTAGTCTTTCTTCCTCAATGTACTGATTCTCTACTCGGGTGCCTTGCAATAAAGGATTTGTTGAGGCAGTGAGCAGCATGCGTTGTGTGTGCTTTTTTAAGTACGACGTTGGCAATTGCACATATGGTTGGTTTAATGAGTACGGGTCGGCGCACAGTGTTGTCCACGTTCCATCTCCGGGTTCCCTAAAAATTGCATTCCTTAGCAGATGAGGGGATAATAATCCGACCTGTATGTAGAACTTCATATCTGCCATGGCTGACGAGACGGGGTCTCCTATGTTCCTTGTAAATAGCCGAGATAGGGCTAGAAAATTTAATCCACCCAATTGAGCAGGAGTGATAGAGATGTTTTTTATGTTGTTTGGATCTTGGCGAATAGCATGAATCAAGCCTTGAGATGGTTCAGGCTCCAAGGAGAAATCAATGTCAAAAAGAATTTGTTTTACGATCATCATGATATTGAGCCCCCATGCGACTCTCTTATCCAATCCATTTTCAATGAGCCTAGCAACTGTGGAACTGATATTTGAGCAATTGCCGACACAATTCTCACCCACGGTCTCGGATACCAACACTAACCTACTTGCATTTTTTAGTAGTTGACTGAGGATCTTCCCCTCAAAGAAGATCCGTTTCGAGTACACGAAGAATGACTCACTATGAATTGTTTCTTGGACTTTTAAGTTGTGCCCTATACCTCTGTTTATCTCTCTGAACACTCTAAAAAACCTCTCAGATATTTCTTTTAACCTTATTGATGCTACGGATGCGTCCTCACCCTCTTCGATCTCTGTGGTGATTGCAATTGCTTGATTGTCCCCTTGGACCATAGATGCAACCCGACAACCTGATTCTGTGGCTGCTAGATGAATTGCCGCAATGGAGATCATGGTCCACATTTTTTGGCATAGCCCTTCTATACCACCCCGAGGTGATACAATAAATATTCCATCATTTTCTTGGGATTCTAAGTCATGTGTTGATGAAAACTGAGGGACATTATGTGGGTCTCCTACAAACATGGTCGTATTCATCAAGCGGAGGTGAATCCACTCAAAGCCGTGGGGTATCCCAAATAACTGGTTAAGCCTCTGTGCAAAAGGTTTTACTACAGTGTACCTCCAATTGAGACAATATTTCTGTAGGTCAGTAGTCAAGAATGATGCTATAATCGTTTTCCGTCGCCTGACCCCCTCGCCTGGGCTTGTGTCCTGCCCAGGTGTAGCTGTAGCTCTACTGCACCTATCAGTTGAACGGAGAACTCTCCCTTGATACTCAGACACACGAGGAGCAAGTTGCGACATCGCAAGCAGTGATTTCGTTAAGCTGATTTGCTCTTGTACTACTCCGTTCTCTTTGAAATAATCGCATATGTGGCATGCGAGCAAACTCTCTAGCAAGACTTGACAGTTCCTCATTTTTCTAGTCATTTTTGCAAATATGCGCCCATCAGTCTTGACTTCCCTTTCCTTTAAGGAATAAGATGCGCAGAACTCTGGGTCCTGAAGATACTCCAGTGATGTCACGTACTCGAACTCCTTAGCCGGGTCAAATTCGCTTGATTGCAAAAAATCAAGCAGAAGCCGGTTAGAAGGGCCCTCAGATTGCAGCTTATCTTTCAAATGTCCGGGGAGTAGGGACTTCCTGAATACAGCTAACCAGTTACTCTTTGGTCGACAGATGGCTTTATCCTTAAGGAACACGCTCAGATCTTCAACTAAGTCAAAATCAATACTTTTTTGGAATTCAATAAGGGATACTTCTCTATAGTGCTTAAGCACAATCGCGTACTGAAGCTCGGCGGATTCTCTATAGAGGTTCTGGAGCAATGGGGACACAAGTGACTCTTGTCTGACACTTGGCCATAACCCTGAATGTGACCGTCTATGTCCATTGATAATATCTGCAATAAAGAATGCTAACACTTTGAGTGTGGTATCTAGAGAGGTTAATTTCGGTGCACACATCGATTCTCTGACTTTCTTTGCCGCCTTCACAGCGCACAGCAAGGGATGCCCCCAGTGACGTAAAATGCATAACATTTCACCTGCTTGGTTCACACTCAGTCCAGTATATAGCAACCGCACCTGCTCAACTACTCTAAATGCCATACCAGGATCTAAATGGTTCTCTAGCTCACTCCTTATCTCAGTAAGATTGAATGAGAAAAACTCACCAGCATGTTCCAGTGATTTATCCCACAGTTGAACAGCACCATATGCCAAGCTCTCCAGAGATGCAACAATATTGTAACCTGCACCACCGATTTCCTCAAAGATGCTGTCAACTAGGAACCACAATTTTTCGACTCTCTGAATGACTTCTACCATTGTCGGCTCGGTGAGTGCGACCAACTTTGTCATGGCACGGCCTTCCACCACATCTGCGTACATTAGCACCATATCAAAAGTCAAACAGGTGAATGTCCTGTCTCTAATTCCAGTAATTATCACTAGTTCTGGATGAATTCCCACGATTGTATCTGATCCAATTAGGACATTCTGCTGTGATTGCACTCTTGTTTGCTTTCTCTGGAGGGCCATGTACCGCATGGTTTGACGTATTAAGTACCACGCATACACACAGTTGGCATATTCACCACCTGTGACCAGGGCTGGATCGCTTATGGGTGACCACAAACTGCAGCCTCCTACCTGTTCCTCAAATCTGGAATTGGGTGGACATCCAGCTAGGTGGCCTAGTTGATGGAACAAGCAAGGGTCACCTGCTAATTTCCTGCCAAGAGTGACAAACAATTGGTCTGTTTGTTCATGCAACATACCGCCAATCCGGACTAGCATTTTCTTATGGCCTGCTAGAATGTTGTCACTCTTAATCAAGCTGATATTAGTCAACCAACTTAACGTACGTGGATGGCATAAAGGTTTATATGAGTCAATAAACTCCCCTCTTTCATGCATTCTATTGGTCAGGCCTCGCACCAATTGCCGTAATTCCTTTGTCAAATTAGCCTCCAACCGGAGCACTTCATCCCACGTCACATCCTTGTGTGTAACGCAACTATTAAGGTCAGGTGGCAACGGTAAACCTGTGAGCTTCCATAATAGCGTCAGTTTCTTCTCCACCACAGGTGAGTTGAGATGGCACTCTGGCTTGATGATGTGGTGTATTTGGACTTGTGGATCCATCACAACAACCCTTTCAGATGACCTCTGTGAGCAGAATTGACTTGTCGATACTAAGTAGATTGAATCGGGGAAGGCTACAGCTGGGACGTGATCCCAGCCTGCCTTCCCCCTCACTGCATTCTTTGTCTCCGCGGGTCTTGCCCCGTCAGTCTGCCATGTTATAACAGCTCCCCAGTTTTTTATTAAATCAAGATGAATGCGGGCTGTATGTCACCATCTAATTAAGTTCGGTCAATCACCGACCGTCATTCTTCTGATTTACTCTGCAAATAGAGGAAGCAAGAGAATTGTTATGTACAAGCTGCAGTGAGTCATCAATGCTGAGGAGTATATTTATCACCTGGTGTATAATATTGGAACTTATCCGTCCCCATCCTTCTCATTGGCGCGTAATTGCGATTACCCTGTTGCTTATCAGCCACAGTAACCTCATATAACAGCGGGGCGATCCTCCAGTCTCCGAGTAGGTTGTCTGTAACTTCCATTATAGTCAGGCAGAACACTCTATCCTGCTTCGTGTTTCTGAAGCAAGTGGTTGATGAGTATGCTGCTTCAGTCTGAGATGTAAAAAGGCGACGCCTAACCAGCCAGTTATACTGGTTGGCTGCTGCAATCCATGGATCCTGACGGGCTGCTGCAGCATCTAAGTATCCGCCAACCACAACAGTCTCATTGCTCTGGGACCCTATACTGACTACCCAAATATCCTGGTAAACACCCGTTACACACACAGCGGGACATATTGCCGGTTTCTCGCATACGCCCTTTGTCCAGGTGGGCCTCGGAAATTTAGATTGTGGATATGGAGTCCAGTTTACTATCCCTAAATGATCGGCACTGATAAGGTCACTAATAGGGATATCATAATATATTAGGACTGGCCACCATGATGAGGATCTTTGGTAGAAGACAATCCTATCTTGCACAAGTTGTAACCTCCCCTCGGCAGCCATCATCATGGTGCTCGTGTTCGCAATTGCAACTTTACAATCAGCTAGATTGGTCAGATTACATGTTACAACCCCTTGAGCCCAGAGAGATCCTGCTATTTTCCCAGGCCTATATGCGTTATATAGATCTTCTTTTTGTCTCTCTGTCAGGTTCTCACATTTCAATTCGGCATTATGGGTGAAGTAAGCAAATGACTTAAGCTCGTTGAACAGTTTTGACTTCGGTGATATCCCTCCGTAAAGCGGAAAGAATAGTTTCCCGTGGCTGACGACACCGCTGCCAACTGCTGGATATTGAGCGACCCAATGATTATTAAATAGGCCAGGGTTGAGTTCAGACTCGGTGTACGTGCCATTGAAGTGGAGCCTACCGTGGATCATTGGGGTCGGTGTAGGGTCAGCGTAGTCCTCGTTCTCTGTTTGCTTAACCAAGCTGCACAAGACATCACACCCATTAGGGTTTGCTATGATGCTACAACTTTTCCTGTTCCTTCCATCATCTAGGATTGTTGCTGCACTTGTCGTAAACACGGGTCTCCCACGATGGCCGACCCCTACCGCACCCATAGATACGTACATAATGCTTTCTTCTGCATCGTGACAACCAGATTCTATTGTGTTGTGACTATAACACCAATGACGGTATCCTAGGTGGAATGTAGGAATGCGGGTGCAACCATGAGAGGTGGTAGGCGCTGGTATGAAGCTCGGATGTTCCAGTAGGTCTGATACGGCTAAAGCCTTCCCATTAAGTGAGTTAAGAGGGTATATCAGTGTGTCTATCCCTCCACTATATTCTGGTGAATTGGTAATGCTAAATCCTGCTGACCCATTGACTCCTTGTAGTTGCCTTACAGCATCAGTGATTATGTTAACTGCTGTTCCCATTTCCACTTGCATCTTGTCGAGTGTGACGGGGATAGTGATTCCGACTTCCTTGAAAATACTGTTGACTTTCTGATGGGTATCTGACCATATTGGCTGGTAATCGGCACTCAGGGAAGTAATGGACGATGAAATACTGTTATCAATATCCTTTGTCGTAATGGTTGACATCCTGACTACTGCCACTATGCCGACACAAAGGACGGTTATATCCAACAATATGGTGATAACCCGGTACACGGTCCTCCATGTCCTTTTGCTATTAGGGTCACCCTCATATAAAGTTGCCTGACTCTGCCTCATATCGCTTGAGGAAGCCATTGCCACCGGCTGGGAAATGGTCACCAGCGGTGACACCAGGCTTCCCCCTCAGCCATTATGTTTTTATATAAATCACAATTTTTTCTTAAATCAAAAAAGTGGTACAAGAACAGATCTTGGTGGGGTAGACTCTGCCAACATGCTAGGAGGATCAATCACCTGGATGGTACCCAGGTTGCATCTCAGCGCTGAGTTGTATTGCTACATAATACGGTGGGGGAGGGGTCGCTGGCCTATTGATTGTGTGCATGGAAGAGTGAGACAGGTTCTCCGATCTGGCCTCCTCTACTTGTGGCTGAGTGTTAGTGCCATTAATGTTCTTGCTTGGATATAATGCAACCAGGCTAAGAACGCACCCACTTATTGAGCAAGTCAGCGCAAACGACATGAAAAGAGTAATAGATGAGAGATGCTCACGCAGTGTCTCACGTGTAGTCTTTATTTCTGAGGATGTCAACAAGTCCCCAATGTCCCTAATTAGCACCTGCATAATTACCTGGTTCAGGCAGAACACTAAGGAGATCATAGCTAGGCCGGTGGCCAATAAGCGCAAAGCCCAAACCGCCACTTGTGGTCTCATCTTGAGGGTTATGGAGAATTAATACTACAACCTCTGATCAATTGAGGTTGCAGTCAACCTCCTTCCCCCCTCAGGCGTTTCTTTCTGGGTAGTTTGGTTGGGCTGTTAGATTATTCTGCATTTTTTGATTAAAGTAAAGGAAGTAGGATCATTGCATTCTAGATGGATTACTGTCTTAGTTTGAGAGAGAATAAGGGGTCTCATCAATGTCATCCCTCGACATATTTTTATCATGTAATCAGGTATATGGTTTAATCATCAGGACCAGCTATATTGTTAGAACTGTGTGGCACTTCCCGGCGACTTTGCTTGCATTACATACGGATTCGGAACTGTCTTTATCATCCGCACAGCGTGTTTTGATACATACAGGATACTAATCGTTAGGGCCAAACACCATAATACCAAGAGGACTAGCAGTACTATTGTGACTATGATTGCGGTGTTGTTTACTATGTTTGGATTCACCCTATTTAAGAGCTGATTGCTCTGGTCAATGAGATCTTCGACATTAGATAGACTTTGGTTGACCTTCCCGAGTTCGCTTGAGATGTCAAGGGGTCCGGATGGGGCAATTTGGCTGTTCCCGACTGTTATATTCCTGGAATACGACCCACTAACTTGAGCTTCGATCTGTAGAGTAACTCCATCTATCAGGATTCTCTTGCAAGTCTCTTGTGATATGACTGTGAGAGGGAGTCCCTTGTTTTGAGTTATTATCATCTCAGGGGCTAGACATCGGCAGATGGTGGCCTTACAATTAGCAATAACAAGTCCATCAAACACCCCAAATCGAGATTCAAGCATACCTATTCCAGTCGTATATTGGCATCTAGACTCATCCCCTCGGAGGCATTGTGCGACTAGTTCCGGTAATGGTTTTGTTCTAACTATAGTACAATAAGCAGTGGTGTCAGTGAGTGTGCATGCCTGGGTGTCAATCTCTTCAAGAAGCTGGCCAGATTCCACAACAAACTGGGGTACTACTGCCTTGCCCTCGCCGACCGGTGTTTCAATGCTCAGAGTGAACAACTCTGTCAGTCGCAACCCCGAAATTGATGATATGCTGGGCACGGAGACCTGAATAACCATGATTTGGCTTGCTTGGTCATACTGAATGATTCTGCCATTGATTAAGTTTGCCTCATAAAGTGCACCCAGATCAGAGTGTTTGGCCCCCATTAGATTCAGGAGGTAATTAAAATCATTACCACAGAGTGACATGAGGGCTTGAATGGATAAAGTTGAGAGTGCTGGATTGGTTATCTGCGATCCAAACACAGTGCTTAACTCGGTCAAGTATAATGACAGTTCCACACCTACTTTAGCACCTGCTACTTCACATGTCAGATTATTAATCGCCGGTAAGATATTGTCATTTATGAATCTTTGAGTCTTATCTAGCGCTATTGCAATTTGCCCTGTTGCATCTTTAAGCTCAAGCACAGCCTCGTTTGTCTTTGTTATGGACTCTTTGAGGTTCAAGATGGCCTTGGCATTATCCTGGGCCTGGTTAAGGGCAAGGGCAGCTGTAACCTGAGCTGCTGTTGCCAACCCCAGTGCTGCTGTGCCTATAATTGCTCCAATCAGACGAGGTTCTGGAGCAGGGTTCTGGTTGTCTTCAAGCATACTTGGTGTGGCCAGTAACCTCTCAAGGTTCGCCTTAATAGGTGTAAAAATTCGGTTAAGGGTGTCATTGTACGATTTGATCTGCCCAGCGGAGCACTTAAGCACTTCTTGAGGTAAGTTGGGAATTAATCTCACAGCAATACTTCCGGTTATGGAGTTCGTGTACACTTTAATTTCTCTCTCGGTCGCACTCATGATCCCCTGCTGCAGTAACCTTGAATTGTCTAGTGAGACGGCCCTATGGAGAAGGATGAGATTGAAAATGATCACATACCGGCCGGGTGCCATTGTTAAGGGCCCCAGTCGGGCTCCCATGCCTTCCCCCTCAGCTACTCATTGGTGAGAGGTATTGGATCCTGCAGTATACGACTTTACCAGCAAACTGATTTTTTTGATTAATATGACTGGACTTCTAAGGAAGGAATAGTTAGGAAGTTCAATCTTCAAAGTATAAATGATCCACTTATTGGAACAATCGAGATCTTAATCAAAGAGCACTCTGCGTATTGATTTAGTGATTATCAAGGAAGGCACAGCTGAACATATGCCAGTGGGTTCACTGATGAGATTCAGATGACTACTTTGCTGTCTTGATGAAGGGATTAAACCCATCTGTTTTCTTTTTGTCAGTGGAGATGGCTCCCTTGGCTTCTATGTCCTCTGATGTCAACAGGGCACGAGCAGAGGAGGCCTGTATGATGGCCTTTGCTGATGCGATCCAGGTTGTGCATGACCACATGATCTTCGCGACAGTCGAGTTGCATTTCCAGATTGGATGACAGCCAACCTTGGTCTCCGAGAAGAAACCTAGCGCGTACTTGCTCATCTTCCCTGTAGCTTCACAAACAAGTGTGGGACCCCACAGATCACACAAGGTGAGCTTCAGCCCCATGGCCCGTACTTTGTTTCTGATGTTCTCCACCGATCGGTCTACTCCCCGTCTGTCTGTGCGCTTGAAGTTGCACAAATGTACCCACACAGTCGCAAAGAGCTGTCCATCCTCTTTGCTCAGATATTTTGCCATTGGATGGTCTAGTGGCAGATCGAATCCCAGCTTCACTTCGGCCTGTACTGCTATTAGAGCAGAATTCCTCATTGACAGCACCGTACGGCTAACTTTGAAAAGGCTGCTGCGATGTAAGAAGGTCAATGAAACAAACATTACGCGGAACTTGTAAAGGCGATCGGATGTCATCTTCTCGGGGCACTTGATTGCACCCTCTGCTGCAACCACACAACCCCCAGCTCTGACAACACGGGAGGAGAACAACAGTGCAGGTTTAGCATTGATTGTGTAAACAACCTTCTGAGTTGAATCAGCGGACATCCTAACTGACACCTGAAGATTATAGCAGGCCTTTGCCACTTCCTTGATGTCACTATCATACTCGATGCTGCCAAGAGTGATGCAGGCTGCAGTGACTGTCGATCCTTTGGATTCTTCACTGATGGGTGAGAATCCGCTGTCTCGCCCCCCGTGATCTTCAACGAACCCATAGCAATTCACAAATATCGCGCTTTTCTTTCCTCCGGTGATGTCACCGAGGTACTGAGTCCTCAGTTGCGGTTGCAGCTCTCTAACCCCATTTTCTTTGGGTTTCATGATGATGGGGAATGCTAGCAATCTCACCTGGGGTGAGTCCTTGTCGATATAGAGGTTGAGTTCTGACGTGGCCATGGTTGGGGTCGGTGCAGTCAGTGGTGCGCTGTGCCGGTGGAGGAACTGGCGGGTGTTTGGTTCGGACCGGGTGACCCTGGGTTGCCCAGTCCGGACACCACCAGTTCCCCCTCACTTTTTTATTAATCAGTGTCAAGGGTGTCCAAAGCAAATTGTTGGGTGTGATCAGGAAGAAAGAATGCTGTGATTTGACAATAGAATCATGATGTGACATTGGGAGGCCATCTGTACTAATTGTTGTGATTTTTTGGCTGCTTATGCATTCATAACACGTTTCTTAATCCTTACTAGTGCGTCCCGGTCACTGACATTAGCCAATTCCGCCTCAATTTTCGCTCTTTTTGGGCCAGTGATGCCAAAATTGTCCAATAGTGTATACACCGTCTTTATATCTTCTTGGGTTACCTTCATTGTTGTTGATTGAGCATTGATTGTTGCTGACCACTTGTCCGGATTAACTGGGCGAGCAAGAGCATCTTTTACGATCGTGCCGTCCCTCATGACGGCGCTTATGTCTTGAGTCATCCCTGTTTGGACGACAATTCCTGGCTTGGTGTATTGCTTCATCTCCTCAAGTGAGCGAATCGATGAGTGGCCCGGCTCCAATATTTGCACTGTGGCAAGTTGGCCCTCAATGACAGCGCAGGATGTCTTTACAATCTGCATGTCTGCTTTGATTTGCTGAATGGGAGAGACAAATTTGGTGAGCTCCGCCACCCTATTTTCAAGTGCTTCTAACCTGCTAACTACAAATTTCAGAGTCTCCACTATCGTTGCGACAGTTGATGCATACTCGAGGGCATCTCCCGCAAATGCATTTGAATGCTCTGGGTTCAGGTGTGACAGGTGCACAGACTGGGTTGCACCACTCGGCCAGGATGCACTGGCCGTGTCTCCAAGAAATGGAGAATTCCCTTCTATGCCGCCGGAGTCCTGGGGTTGCAGCGCATGGCGAGTTATCTCCTGTGATGCTTGCTGCGCCAGTCTGGCATGAGAGGGCCTCTGAGTGGGCAGGATCAAGTTGGTCCCCTGTGGGTAACCCTGATGGAGGGCATTGCTCCTTGGCTCGCCCCCTTTCCCCTTTTTTGAACCCGAGGCAGTGGTTGGATCTCTCTGAGGGGTGTTGCGATCCACTTGGCCTTTCCCGGGACCTTTCCCTTGTTTTTCTAGCTTTTTTAGAGCAGCTTCAAGCCCATTGGTCCCGTTAACCCCTATTGTGGTGTCTGGGGGTGGAGCAGCGACTTGCCTGTCGTGACTTTCTGATTGGGGTGTCTCCTCTGCGTTGGATCGTGGTTGCGAATTTCCTGTGTTGCCCTTGCTGTCGGGATCCCGGGCAGTTTGCTCTGGGTGTTCCTCAGACTTGTTTTCTGTTTGGGTTGGTTGTGTCTCGGCTTCCCAGGCTGCTCGCAGCTCGGATGTATTTCCTTTCCGAATGGCAGATTTGCCGACAGTGTGTGCTGGCTGGGTCTCGGCATGTTGGATGCTCTTTATCACATCCGAACTCAGCTCGAGTAATTCTGCAATCTCCTGGTCATTGGAGAAGTCCATGGTGCTAGCTGAGTCACTATGGGCCCAGCCCGCGTACCAGGAACTTCCCCCTCACCCTTGTTTTTTCTTAAAGTCTACATGTGATCTTGTTATCGATTGGAGTATTGGATTTGCATACTTTGGATTAACCTTGATCAATTGTTATACTAAGTACTGGTCGTTTAGATGTCCAGGCCACTGGCATTATCAGAGTATGGGGTGAGACCTGCTCCTGGTGTGGGTGGAGCTTGACTGGCTCCGTCATCGTCTGGAGTATCCTCAATTCTCTGTCTCCTGGCGGGGGGATCATCCTCATACTCCTGGTCATTGAGGAATGTTGGTTGACGCTGGGGCACTGGGGCCTCTCCAGCTAGGTCCAGGCTGGTCACAAGTTCCTGCACTGCCCTCCGTTCGGCCCCAGATAGTTGCAGCTCCTTCGCTAGATTCTCATCAAGTGAACCTTGGTTTCGTTGTGCAGTTTCAACACCCAATCGATAGAACGTGTCATTCATGAATGATCGAGCAAACTGATATCGAGCAATACTTGCCTCAAGAATGGACCCTACTCCCATTGCATATGAATACATGAGTGGATAGTTTCCAGGGGCGAAGCTCATAAGGTCGGAGTCTTCCAGAAATGCCATATAGGGTCCATCCTCACCTTTGCTCTGGTATACTCGGATCAAGCTCTGGAGTTTCTTCATGTCGGCGGACAGCGCTGAAACTGCAAGTGTGGAGTACTTGGTCCCAATTCCAAACCGCAGAGTTAAGAAGAATGCAGCCATACCCGCGTTCTTGAAGTAAGCTGCAGCATCCCCAACTGTGGCATAATATCTCGTCGTGTTGGAACCCATTGATGTGGCACGCTTGATCTCAGTTATTAGAAAGTGGCGGATGACTAGGGAGCTCCGTATTATCCGGGTGCATTCACCGCGAGTTGCAGGAGCTAAAATCGTACTCCGGATCACTCTGTTTTGCTGGATGTATTTGGCCAACCGCCTCCCTTCAGACTCTGAGGATGTGTCTGGAGCAGTCATGCTCTTCATAGCTGCCACCCAGATTTGAGTTGCAACACTGTAAACCATGTTGAGCAGCTCAGACATGTCGGTCGGATAATTGTCCTCAATGTCTCTATTTACAAAAGGGCTACCATTGTTATAGGAGGGAGGCAGATCTTGGGCAATCGCATACATCTGGCGTGCTCTCCCGTCAGTCACATTGCTGCGCCCAGTGAAACGAATGGTCTGGTTTTGGTGGTCAATTGCCTCAACCTCAAGTATGTTGATGTCGGCGTCGCCACATCTTGCTGCAAGTGCGACATGGCTCCGCATGTTGCTGGCGTGTGCGCTGAGGATAGATAGCATTGCACCAACACGCATTGCCTCTGTGGCTGAATCGCTCACCACCCACCTCATGCAAAAGCAAACAAAGCTCCATCGTTCTTCAGGATCCTCGGAGAGTAGGACACACACAGGGATCCCAACCCTTAACAATCCGCTTGGTGCACTATCCACCTTCCTTTTTGAAGGGGCCACAAGGGCATCTTGCAGCTTAGCGTAGTCAGTGAACACCGACGACATCTTGGCACAGCAGGGAAGCTACTAGACTCAGGTCCACCGACTCCGGACCCGGAGTCCACCAGCTTCCCCCTCACGATTTTATAAGCGTTCTCGTAAATTCCCCAAGCATATGGTTTCCTTGTTTGGT